AGACTCGAACCTAGCGGCGTAGCCCTCAGCGACCAAACGGCCAGCGGCCCCGCGAACCTCCACGGGCTCCAAGTTGTTACGAATTTCGGTCATGATTCATCCCCCTCGGGAGGCGTAGATACATCATCAGGAACAGGCGCCGGCTCAGGCGATGGACCATCTTCCTGAACCTGCACAGAAATCGGAGAATTACCCCACTCAACCGGTGGCAAATCTTCCTCTTTTCGGACCTCGTTAATCGTCAAAATGCCTTGCGTAACCGCCAGACTCCAAACCTGATAGCGAGTCTCCATGTCACCACGCAGGAGAGCGTTCGTGTTTAGCTTCGCATACGACCCCGCCGGCCGAAGATCACCCTCAGAGATTAGGAGATCAGTAAACGCCGCCTCGATGCGTTCAATCCACGGGCGCAGAGAATGTTGCACGAAAGCCAAATTTTGCTCGGCGGTAGTAGACCCAAGCTGTACGCCCTCGGCGTTCAGTAGTTGAAGAGGGACACCAAAAAACCGGGCCACGTCGCTAACCTGAAACGTCCGAGTCTGCAAAAACTGGCTTTCCTCCGGGCTTAAAGTAACTTTAGCGTACTTGGCGCCCTCAGTTAGAACCGCTATACGACCCGAGTTACCTATACCACGGTGCGCCGACTCCCACGAATCCTTGATTATCTTAGCGGCCGTAGGAGACAGCTGCTCCGGCACCTCGATAGTGGAACCAGGTACAGCGCCGTTACCGAAAAAGGCGCCCCCAAATTCCGTCGCAGCCCTCGAGAGCCCTATAGTTTCCTTTGCGTAACCTATAGGAGACACGCCCTCGAGACGGCCCGGTAGCATCATCCCCGGAACATGCTTTATGTCCATCCGGTCCACGAAACGAGTACCGCCCGTAGAGACCTTGACCTCGAAAATTATGTCGCCCGCTGCAGTTTTCTTAGGCGAAACTTGCGAAGGGTCCAAAACGTCAAGCCACAAAATCTGTCCGCTATCGTTTCTAACGGTAGCGATATAAGCGTTACCATCAGTCAATAGCGAAGTCATGGCCATACCGATAACCTGGATACGATTCCACGGGCCCGTATTAAAATCTAGCCACTCAGCCCGAAGCCGAGCCGGAACAGGAACGCCGTCTCTGCGTTGCATTTGATCCAAAGGTAACGTAGCTATCGTGTCAGACAGAATCCGTATCGACCCGAATACGGCGCTAACCTCTAGGGCGCTGTCTGTAGTAACAGTTAACCCGGTCTTAGTGTGGTTGCCGCCACCGAAAAGATCCAAGCCTCTACCGTAAACGTCAGAGAAACTGACAGGGGAATCTATTCCCCGGGCCTCAAACCCGAACGACCGCCCAACCTCGTTCAAACTGGCCCTAAGCCAACTAGCGTAAGTGGTCAAGATTAAACTCCTAGAGAAGGTGTACGGTAGCCTCGCGTGGGGCTTCTTGCTCGCGCCACGCCCGGGCCCTACCTAGAGCGAGGACCGACGCCACCGTTAAGTCGACATAACGAGTACTCGCCCGGTACTCTTTACCGATGCGCGAGCCTCTAGCGTCGTGCTTGATAATCGTATTAGCGACGTGCCTAGCTAGTGCAGGGTCTCCGTTGTGCGAAAGTTCGCCGTCGAGGACAGAATCGAAAAACGTTTTTGTAGGTGAGTGCATCCGGTTACCGTTAGTTGGGAACTCGATCACAGGAAAACCGGAGTCTTCGAGCCGCTGCAAAGTAACCTGAAAAAAATACGGATCAGCAACTAGTTCCTGTACAGTGAAAAGCTCGAACGCCGCCCGAATAGAATCTTCAACATTCTGTACCGGGACACGCCACGCCTTATCACCGTCCGGCCGCTCCCACAAAGCCACCGGCTCTAAATGCAAATCGTCAACACGCACCGCCACCAGCGCCGTAGCGTCCCCCGAGAAACTGCCATCGAAACCCAAAATTACCCGGTCGCCCTGCTCGAGCTTCTTCGACTTATCCCTGCACGCCGCCCAGACACCGGCCGGCAGCCAAGCGTCTTGGGTCGCCGTCCACCCGTTCAACCGGTACCTAATGAACTCAGATTCTGCGGTGACCCGAGACGTAGACCGAAACTCTTCGATATTCATCAGGTCCCAAGACGGATTGTATTTCTCCCACAGTGCCTCGTCATCGTAAGCAACGTCTTCCTCTTCTCGAGGACCGAACCACGTAAACCCGAAAGACTCGTCGACCACCTCGCCAGATTCGACCTTACGGCCGATCGAATAGAGCTTGCCTAGTGGACTGTCCATATCGTGCCCGGCCGTACTGATAACGACAGTCAACGGCTCGGAACGCATAGCCGAACCAGTCGTAAGAGCGACCATCAGCTCGTCATTGCGGTGTGCGTGAAACTCGTCTATAATCACGCAGCTAGGATTGATCCCGTGAACCGACCCAGCCTCCGATGAAACAACCTTATATACTCCGCCGGTCTGCGTGTTATGTATCTCCGACCGGTACACCTTACAAATAGCCGCCAAATCCTGATTACTCTCCACCATACCCCGCGCCATATTGAACACCAGACGGGCTTGGTCGCGGGTACTCGCAGCCGAAATTATCTGTGGTTCAGCGTCCGAACGGTCCATCACCAAATGGTAAACCGCTAGAGCGGCCCCCAAAGTAGATTTAGCGTTCTTTCGAGGCACACCCAAAAGGTAAGTACGTCGAAGCCGCCGGCCCGTATCAGGGTTGATTCGATAAATGTCGTCTAAAACATCCGCCATCCACGGCAACGGCACAAACGGCCGACCAGCAAACGACCCGTTAAGAGTCAAAAACTGTTCGCAGAACCGGACCACAATAGGTCCCTTAGTAGGAAAGTCAGCCTTTGCCACTGACAGCCTCCTCGTAGAATTGGTGACAGAGACGGCACGTAGCCCGCGCCTCTGTCGCATGTCCCTCAGCGGGCGGGCCTGGCAAGGGTCAGGGACACAAACCAACTTAGGTGACGATAGCCAAAAACCCATTCAGGTTAGCGGTCACAGCGTCAAACGTAGATGCGCCAGTCCCGAGAGTAGGCATATCAGCTACGGTCCGATGAAATGAAACGGCATGGCTGGGTGCCAGTAGCTACAATCGCCCGCAGCACCTCACCAGCCCCCACAAAGATAGACAGCGACGAACCAGCGGCGACAGGCATCCCCACCGCAGTAGAGATAGTTGCAACACCGAAGAACATGTCAACCGACGCTGCCTCGTTATAGACAACGACGTGTGCGCCGTCAGAATCGCCCGTGAAAACCGATGTGCCGTTCGCAGTCGCAGCCACGGTGACCACATTATTTGTGATAGTCATTTAAAAACCTTTCATCGAATTGGACAAGCGCCAGCAGCGCAATCGTCGATAGCTTGGCCGACCCCTCGAGAGCCGGCAGCGTAATAATCGGCCGAAGAGATGCGTTCATACGGCGACTGTGGCCGGCCGTCCTCCGGCATCGCCGTAAAGCCTTTGATAACCGGCAGGTACTTCTGTAGGAGACTCGCCAAATCTTCGACCGTGGCGGCGTCCCTATGGAAGTTTGCGGTGATGCTTATAGCGTTGTCGGCATACAGTTTCTGTACTAGAGCTTGGACCTCTAAGTATGCCTCTAGACTAACCTCGTTCGACTGCATCACCAAAGAGTCGGAGACGCGATCTAGCACAGCCTCACGGCACGGAAACGAAACCACGGTTGTGGCCGGCGAATATAGGCACGGCTCTTGCTCGCCGGGTAGCTCCAGTAGCTTAGGATCGTTGTCGGCGTAACGTATACGGCGCACAAAGAAACGCGAATACGGGGGCTGTATGCCCTCGGACACGCCTGGTAGCTTGGCGATCGAACCAGTCGGTGCCACACACGTAGTTTTGATAGGGCGAGCAATGCCGAGCTCGTCCGCATACAAATGCGCCGACTCTTCCACTATCTCGCGGTACTCGACCAGCCGGCGTCGCAACTCGGGGCTACCAGGAATATCATCGAACCGCACACCTTGCAGCGCCGCCCAATCATGGAACCCAAAAAACCCTACACCTATACGACGGTTACGCCCCTTCACACGCTCCTGCCGGACATCCGAGGAACTACCAAACGTAGCCCGCACTAGATACCTACTCATATACCGGAACGCTGCGAGCGCCTTAGAATGCGACTCAGAGAAAGCCGCCAAATTCACATGACCTAGACAGCACTGCTCCCACTCCTCGAGACCGATTTCACCGCACGGGTTCGTTGAACGAACGTCAGCGCCGGCACGTTCGCCCACCGAAGCTAAACTCGAATTATAGAAACCCGGCTCACCGTTAGAGTGAATACCAACAGCAACCGCCTCAAGCACCGCCCGAGCGTGAACGTCTGCCACGCCAAGCGCATCAAAAAAGGCGTCGTCAACTTCCACCGAAATGTTTGTAGACCAATGCTTACTAGGGTCAGACTTGCACTCTATAAAATCGAAAATGGAAGGGTCGGCCCAATGAAGAATTGACATACGGGCAGAACGCCGAACGTTACCCGCCACCACACACGACGCCACAGCGTGATCTATTTCCATCGCCTCGAGAGGCAAAATTTTGCGCCCCACCGAACCATTTAAAATTTCATTCACGGCCTGCAGCATGACAGCCAAAGGCCCCGGGCCCGAAGCGGTACCCCCGAAGCCGGCGATATCTGAACCTCGAGGACGCACCGCAGAAAGATCCATAGAAACAAAACTGCGCCGCCATACATGGGCGTCTATCACATCTGCAAGAGCCGCCGTCCAACCCTCCCGCGAGTCCGCAACCACAACAGGCACGGAACCCTCACGGGGCGAAAGGTTAGGCAACGACTCCTCAAAGTCTGGATGCTCAGCGTCAAGACTCAAAGCCAAAGCTACCACGGTGTCAACACGGGGCGAAAGGTCCAAATAGTTTTGACTGTAATTCGAGCCGACCCCACCGCCAAGCATTAGCTGGTCGAAACCAAAACAGAAATGATCGGACAGAACAGAGGACCACCCTGCACGGTGGCAATTGAATAAACCTAGTTTGGTATCAGCCCCCGACGCCCACAGATGGCGGCCAGCTGGTATAGCGTCAAAAGAAGTTAGAAGAGCCGTAAGACTCTCCTCCTCTCCTGGCTCGATAAACTCCGGCGCCACTAAAGCGAGGTTACCGCTCACCACTCGGCGCACAGTGTCCGGCCATGTCTCAGAGCTACCGCCCGGTAGCCGTCTTGAGTATGTCCGTTCGAAAACTTCTTTGCCTATAGGGCCCCATGTTGGGTCCATACTTGCTTCTCCTCGAGGGTAAGCGGGACCCCTCCAGAAGAAGACGGCCCCGAAAGAACCGTCTCAGGCTCAAAGATTTAAGTTGTGCTCAAAAAACTATTCGTCGATATCCTCTCTAAAAGAATCTAGTTTACTTTTGGTTTCTGCAGCAGCGAGACCCAACCGAAGTCGCGCTTCAGGATTAAGCCCTAGCCTGTCCTCAAGCCCCGGCAACTTTCCCTCGATGTCTAACAGCAACCTTGCCACCGGGTTAGCGACCGATTGCCCTTGCGACCCTTCGGTCATCCAACCATCAATTTCAATCATTGCCATAAGCTTAGAGCGGCGCACCTGCAAGCTAACGTAACGCTCGATAATGAAAGCGTCGCCCTCGGTATGGTAGGCGTCAGCGCCCACGGCCCAAATAGAATTCCAATGCGCCTCTGCCTGTAGCCGGTAGGGCCGGGTCAGCTCGCCGAACGTGGCAGGGTAAGCCGGCACGATACTTTTTAAAATGTTGGTAGGTTTCACCGGCACCGGCACATCAGACAACGACGTTTTATTTCCGTTGCCTAGCCGCCTGTCGGGGTCTGATACTCGAGACACAAAAAAACTTCCCAACTAGGAGCACGAATTTAAGCG